CAAAATCAAGTATTGCAACAACAAGCCCAAACTTTGCAACAGTCAACCTATTCAGAATCTCAAAATAGATTAACGGCACAAAAAGCACAAGCTTTAGAGGCTTTAAAACAAGCGCATGAGAGTTCCGATTATGATAAAGTTGCCAAGGCGCAAGAAGTGCTGTCGCAAATAGCTGTACAAGAAAACAACGTAACTCAAAATTTACAAGCGATTCAAGCACAACAAGAACAGGCTCAAACGCAAGCACAACAGCCAGTTCAACCACAAATGCCTGGCATTCATCCTGATACAGAGGCTTGGATACAAAAAAATGATTGGTTTTTAAATGATGAAGAGATGTACAATAGCGCACAAATTATTGACCGAGAGCTTGTAAGTGAAGGCTATGTTGAAGGTTCGCCAGAATACTTTGAGCAAGTAGACTCAAGAATGCGAGTAAAACATCCAGATAAGTTTGATGATGTAGCGGTTAAACCAAAACCTCAACAAAAAGTAGCCTCGGCTAATAGGTCTGTAGGAAAAGCTGGTAAGAAACAAGTAAAGTTGTCTCCGAGCGAAGTAGCTATGGCAAAAAAATTAAACGTACCTTTGAAAGAGTACGCAAAATATGTTAAAAGGTAATAGATATGACAGATAATACTGACAAACAAAACAGAACATCACGTTCTGCTGACACTCGAGCTAGTAAAGAAGCTCGCAAACCTTGGAGCCCACCATCAATGTTGGATACTCCTCCTGCACCTGAAGGTTATACTTACAGGTGGATACGTGCCGAACTCGTTGGTTCGGAAGATAAGAAGAATGTAACTTCAAGAATGCGTGAGGGCTTTGACCTTGTACGTTCTGAAGAGTTGCCTGATTTTGAACTTCCTACTATAGAGAACGGTAAGCATGCAGGAGTTGTAGCAGTTGGTGGTTTGCTATTGGCTAAAATTCCTAACGAGACTCGTGAAGAAAGGAACTCCTACTTTCGTAAACGTGCATCAACACAACAATCAGCTGTTGATAATGACTTACTCAAGGAATCAGATCCAAACTCTCCGATTTTAAATCCAGAGAGAAGTAGCAAAGTTACTTTTGGCGGTGGTCAACGCAGTTGATCGCTAAATATACATTTTAAATATATAGGTGATTTATTATGGCAAATAAGAATGCCCCATTTGGTGTCAGACTTGTTGGCTCTCTTGGTTCAGGACCTACATCTAACGGTGTAACTGAATACGAGATTGCTTCAGGCGCATCAGGGAACATTTTTTCAGGCGACTTAGTAAAAATGACCAATGCAGGTACTGTTTTAGTAGCCGCAGCTGGTGATGAAGCCCTCGGTGTATTTAGAGGTTGTAGATTTACAGATTCTAATGGAGATGTAGTCTTTAAATCTCATTACCCTGATGGTACTGTTTCGTCTGATATTGTTGCATTCGTGCATGATGACCCACATGCTGTATTTGAGATTCAAAGTGCAGGTTCTCCAGCGCAAACTGATGTCGGTTTGAACGCAGATATTTCCTACACATCTGGCTCTACCAAAACTGGTATGTCAGCTGTGGAACTGTCTGGTACAACAGCCGCAACGTCTGCGACTTTCAGAATTATGGGCTTTTCCAGTGATCCAGATAACAGTACAACGGGTTCAGCAAACGTGAATGTAGTAGTCAAGTTTAATGAGCACTTCTATGTCGATCCAACAGGAGTATAAATAAATGGCAATAAATAGAGCGCAATTAGCGAAAGAATTAGAGCCTGGTTTGAACGCCTTATTCGGTATGGAATATTCTCGTTATGAGGCTGAGCATCTAGAGATATTTGAAAGTGAATCTTCAGATAGAGCATTTGAAGAAGAGACTCTTATCGTAGGGTTTGGTAATGCAGAAGTAAAAGCAGAAGGTAGTGGTGTCAGATTTGATAACGCTAACGAAGGCTACACTTCACGTTATTCCCACGAAACAGTGGCTCTTGCTTTTGCTTTAACAGAAGAGGCAATTGAAGATAATCTCTATGATAGATTAGGTGCAAGATATACCAAAGCATTAGCTAGGTCTATGGCAAATACAAAGCAAATCAAAGCAGCAGCGGTACTAAACAATGCGTTTAGTGTAGCTGGTGGTGATGGTAAGTCTTTGATTGCAACAGACCATCCACTAGGCGGCGGTGGCTCTTTAGCAAACAGAGCAACAACTATGGCGGACTTAAATGAGACATCTCTTGAAGATAATCTTATTGGAATCTCTACATTTACAGATGATAGAGGTCTTAATATAGCTCTTCGAGGAATGAAACTTATCGTGCCACCACAGTTAGTGTTTGTTGCTGATAGATTACTTCAATCTCCAGGTAGAACTGCGACTTCAGATAATGATATTAACGCTATCAATAATATGAATTCAATGCTTCCAAATGGATATGTTGTAAACCACTATCTAACTGATACAGATGCATATTTCATTAAAACCGATTGCCCAGACGGGTTTAAGTATTTTGAAAGATCTCCAATGCAAACCGCATTAGAGGGTGATTTCGATACCGGTAACATGAGATATAAAGCTAGAGAAAGATACTCATTCGGATACTCAAACTTTAGAGCCGTTTACGGTTCTCAAGGAGCTTAATAGGAACGATTTATTGTAGCGTTTCTTACTCAACTACAATTTTTTAAGGGAGCTTCGGCTCCCTTTCTTTTTTTTCAAATAAAGTATATGATTTAGTTCTAGGATTTATTAACTTGTTCTACAGACTGACCTAGCAGACAAGCCAAGACGGTAGAACTTATTTCCCAGGAGGAAATTATGGCAAAATCGACATTCTCTGGTCCTATCCAGTCACTAGCAGGATTTATTTCAGCAGGTAATGCTAACGTAGTTAGTCTAACCGCAGATACATCCCTTACAGTAGCAGATCATGCAGGCAAGGTTTTACTTTGTAATGATGCTGACGGTAAATTTACTTTACCAAGTATAGTAGCTACAGCACCTGATAGAGATGATGACTCTAATCAATTAAATAATTTAGGTGCAAGCTTTACTTTTGTTGTTGTAACCGCAGCTACTGATTTAGATATTAAATCTGATGGAACCGATAAATTTGTAGGTGGTGTTTACGTGGGTAAAGACAACGCATCAGGTAAAGTGTTTATCTCAGGTGCTTCTAATGATGTATTAACTATGAACGGATCTACAAAAGGCGGGTTAGCAGGTAGTATAGTAAGATGTACTGCTATAGCTAGTGCTAAATATGCTGTAGAAGGTATAGTTTTAGGATCAGGCACTATAGTAACTCCATTTGCTGACGCTTAATAACAGGAGGCAATTATGGCAGATACAGTAACCTCGCAAACTATTCAAGATGGTGAGAGAGTCGCAGTATTAAAGTTTACAAATGAATCTGACGGTACAGGTGAGTCATCTGTTAAAAAGGTTGATGTTTCGGCATTAACAACAAACAGTGCTGGCGAATCTTGTACCAGTGTATCAATAGCACGTATTTACTGGGCAACCAGAGGTATGGCCGTTGATATAGAATTTGATGCAACTACTAATGTTTTAGCTATTCCCCTACCAGCTGATAGTACTGGTGATGAATACTATGACGACAGATTTAGTGGCATACCTAATAATGCAGGCTCAGGAGTAACCGGAGACATAGACTTTACAACAGTAGGTCATTCAAGCGGCGACGCTTATTCAATCATTTTAGTGTTGAATAAAAATTATTGATGAATGGCAGAGTACAAAGGCAAAACTGTAACCTTAAATAAACCTAGGAGAATCAGTAAAGGTTCTCCTGGGTATGGTAAAAAAACTAGGGAAGTCTTTGTACGTGTTCCCAGTTCTGGAAAAATAAAAAGAGTAACTTTTGGTGATCCTAAGTTAGGCGCACATCCAAATAATCCAAAAAAAAGAAAAGCATATTGTGCACGCAGTAAAAGCTTGGGTAGCGATAGAACAAAAGCTAATTATTGGTCACGTAGGCAATGGAGATGTTAATTGTCTAAAAAACGTGACCCAAAAGTAGGAACTGGTAAAAAACCTAAAGGGTCTGGACGCAGGCTTTATACAGATGAAAATCCCAAAGATACTGTGTCTATTAAATACGCAACAATTCAAGACGCTAGAGATACAGTAGCTAAAGTAAAAAAGACTAGAAAACCGTTTGCTAGATTAATACAAATATTAACTGTAGGTGAACAAAGATCTAAGTATGGCGGTAAACCTAGACAAGCAGAAATATTTAGACGTGGTAAAGATGCAATTAGGAAAAAACACGGTAGGATTAAATAATGTATCCGGTATATAACAAATTTTATTACAAACCTCTACCAGATTGTATTGAAGTGCAAAAGAGTCAAATAGAGGGACAAGGCTTGTTTGCCTTAGAGGACATAAATGCAGACTTTGATTTGGGTGTTTCGCATATTAAAGTTCCAATAATAGATGGTTATATTAGAACTGCTATTGGCAGTTTTTTAAATCATGCAGATGATGCAAATTGTTTTTTAGTAGAAGAATTAGATTGGGACGATTATAGAGTTTATAATGTTTTCACTTTAAAAAAAATTAGCCAAGGTGAAGAACTTACGTTAAATTATCATTTAGATGGATTAAATTATGGCGAAGAAAGCAAAGAGTAAAGGA